AGACATGCTTAATGAATATGATATAGTCGCAATAGATATAACAGATTAGGAGAAGTGGCATGAAAGAACGAGGATATGATAAATTGTTTAGTGATATAACTATAGAAGAGTTAAGTCATAAGATAGTTAGGTTAGCTAAACAACGTGATGCATGGCAAGAGAAAGCCATGAACATGATTGAGAAGAGTACATATGAAGAGTTGAATAATCAATATAAGAACTACAAGAAACTAGCAGAAGATAATTTCATATCATCTGTTAACGATAGTGAAACTTCTGACATATGGAAGGAAAGGTATCAGAAAGAGGTAAGGAAAGCTGAGTTTTGGCAGAAGACATATTACGATAATCAACCTAAAGGATGTGGTTACATGTTCAGCGAGATACCTAACAACACAGATGGTCAGGAGTTTGTTGACACTATGAAGAAATATCTTAACAGAGATTCTTATAAGATGCGAGTACGTGGACAACACATAAAGCCTGAGTTAAGAGGAACAGGTGCAACTTATTGGGGTCAGAGCAAAGCTGAATCAACACACATGAGAATTTACATTGATAAAAAGAAAGGAGAATAATATGTGGCACAGAATAATAGCACACTTTGAAGAGAAGTACGGAGAGAGTACTAAGTATGACTTAGACTATGGTAAGTTATTAATTATAGCATTATGTATTTATATAGCATTGGAGGTGTAACATGACTAAAAAAACAAAAGAAATAAATAAAATACTAAACTTAACTAAACATCAAGCAAAGCAGATATTAGATATGCTTGAAGATTTAAGACATATTAATTCTATGACAGACGATAAATGTCCAATAGACTACGACATGATATGTAAGATTGACGGAATGGAACAACAACTTGCTAATATAGTAGGTGCTAAAGTAGAATGTGAACATGGTCACTACAGTAGATGGAGTGGTTCTTATGAGTATACAAAATAATGGATGTACTCTTTGGCTTAGTAATATTTTTTATAATGTATGGGTTAGTCTGTCTGTTTCAATGACAGACTTTCCGCTACGGTCATGGGTGGGGAGCAATCATTTTGAAAGGAGAAAGTATGAATAAATTATCAGTACAAGATGCTGTTAACAGTTACTATAAATCTAGTGATTTCAATATGTTAGGTGAAAAATCTAAAGTAGATTATCAATACTGTATTGGGGTCATGTTAAGTACAAAGATTGATTCCAAAAAGCTTGGGGATATGAATGTCAATAAGTTGACAGGTAATAAAGCAAGACGAGCATATGAAGAGTGGTTAGGCAGGGGAATATACTTGGCTAACTATGTATGTTCTATATCTAGAAAAGTTTATTCGTATGGAATGGAGATGGGTTTTACTGAAACAAATCCCTTTTCTACATTTAAACGTAAAACAGTTAAGCCTAGAAAAGTGGTGTGGCAAAGAGATGAAGTAAAACAATTCTTAGATTATTGTTACTCTAGTTTTCAATATAGAAGTGTGGGTTTAATTGTACAGATGTCTTACGAATGGTGTCAAAGGGTGGGGGATATGAGATTATTAAAGTTTGATAGTATAGATTTTAATAAAGGCATACTAAACCTAGAACAATCAAAAAGGGGAGCAACGGTGCACTTACCAATCAGTGAAAATTTACTTGAAATGTTACAAGAACAGAAGAATCATTATGACTTTCAAGAATATGTTGCACCCTGCCCAAAGGCTATTAGAGGGTCATACAAGCCTTATACGGTTCATAGGCTATCAAAGGTGGCTAGAGATGCTATAACTCTCTCAGGCTTACCAAAGGAGCTACGAATAGCAGACTTACGCAGAACAGGTACTACAGAAATGGTGGAAGCAGGTGTATCAATGGGTCAGATAATGTCTGTCACAGGTCATGCAAATCCACAGTCTGTGAAGCCTTATTTAAAGAATACTTTTGATTCTGCAAAAAATGCATTGACACTTCGAGAAAAGTATGATAATTAACATTTTAACTGCCGACAGGGAAATAGTATGAATATACATATATATGATTATTTAGATGATTTACAGTTAGGTATAGGGGAATCTAAAAGATTAAACTGTCCTTTCTGTAACAGCTACAAAACATTTACCGTTACAAACAACATGGGTAAGCTTTTGTGGAACTGCTACAAGTCATCTTGTAAGCTATCAGGAGCAAAAAAGATAAGAATATCTGCAAATGATATAAAAAATAAATTTATGTCACAAAAAGAACAAGAAAATACCACATTTGCACTACCTGAATACGTCATTTTAGACAATGATAGGTGGGAAGTGCTTACTTTTGCGGTAAAATACGGCATAAACAATGTATCATTATGCTTACATTACGATGTCAAGGAAAAAAGAGTAGTATTTCCTGTCTACAGAGGTGGTTTAATGGTAGATGCAGTGGGTAGGTCTATAACAAATAGATTACCTAAGTGGAAAAGATATGGAAAAAGTGACTTGCCTTTTACGTATGGATATGGTAAGGTCGCAGTCGTTGTTGAGGATTGTGTGAGTGCTTCAGTTGTAGGTAATGAAGTATATGTTGGGGTAGCAGTGTTGGGTACGTCATTATCAGAATCACATAAGAGGTATCTTTCACAATTCTCGACAGCTATAATAGCACTAGACCCTGATGCACTGCCTAAGACACTGCTATTTGCTAAAGAAATAAGAGATGTAGTACCTAATGTTAAGGTGCTAAAACTAATAGATGATTTAAAATATCGTAAGGAAGAAGACTTTAACAACTTATATAATTTAACCCCAAAGGAGTAACCAACATGGAATTAGCACTGATAAGAAGCCTGATGGATAAATCATTTTATGATGACCATCGTGGTTATAAATGTCCTGATAGATTGTTTAGTAAGGATGTCAGGAAGATAAAGAAGGTTGTGGATAATGCTATGACAAAGTATAGCAGAGATGTCACACCTGATGAAGTAGAAGCACTATTTATGTCTAGTAATTTTGGCTTGACAACAGCACAGAAACAGGCATTTGGTGATTTGTTTGTGAAGATAAAGAAGGAGAAACCTCTTGGTGCAGACATTGCAAGTGATGTTTTGTCTAAGTTATTTCGTCAAATTATTGGTGAAGATATTGCTAACATTGGCTTTGAGTATGTTAATGGCAGTCTATCCTCACTTGAACCCATTAGAAATATTATTAGCAAACACAATGATGATTTTCTTCCCATACTAAATGTTGAGTGGGAAGATTTAAGTATAGAAAGTATAATGGCTAAGAACTCCCTTGAAACACAGTGGGGGTTTAACATACCATCATTAACACGTAAAGTAGAAGGTGTAAATGCAGGTCACTTAATAATGGTGGGTGCTAGGTCAAACACAGGTAAAACATCCTTTCATGCTTCCTTACTAGCAGGACCAAATGGTTTCGCTAGGCAGGGTGCTAAGTGTGTTGTGCTTTGTAATGAAGAAGCTGCCCACAGAGTTTCAATGCGATACCTGTCTTCTGCAAGTGGATTTAAGAAGGAAGATATTACTGCCAATAAAGATGCTGTATGGAATAGTTGGAAAGATTTACGAAAGAATATTAAGATTGTAGATTCTATTGGACAAGACATGTCATGGGTAGAAGCGGTATGTCGTACTTATAATCCTGATGTTGTTGTTGTCGATATAGGTGATAAGTTTGCAACACAAACAGGATTTGCTAGACCTGATGAAGCATTGAAAGCTAACGCAATACACGCAAGAGAGATAGCTAAAAGACATAACTGTGCTGTGTTTTATATGTCACAGTTAAGTGCAGAAGCAGAAGGTAGAGTACAATTAAATCAAAGTATGATGGAAGGTTCAAAGACAGGTAAAGCATCAGAAGCTGACCTCATGTTATTGTTAGCGAAGAACCCATCAGAAGGAACAACAGAAGGAGTACAGGAAGGAGAAGACGGTATTAGACACATAGTATTAGCAAAGAATAAATTGTCAGGTTGGCATGGTAGAGTTACCTGTGAGTTTGATTTTGAAACAGGGAGATTTGGAGCATGAGTATAACAGGTAAAAATATGGAGTTTGATGGTAAAGAATGGTGGTACAGACATCCAAAAAGCGGTGGTAGACGTAGACTGTGGTCAAACATAAAGAAGAATAAAGAACGTATGTTTGTAAATGGTAAGTACATAAAAAAATCACACCCTTTGTGGAAAGAAGGTAACTATAAAACATTTGAAGATGCCGCTTTTGCATCATTAAAAAATTACACTAGAAGTAAAGTGGGAGAAGTTTATATGATAACAAATCCTGTATGGGAAGGCTGGTATAAAATAGGTATGGCAGTTGATGCAGACGATAGGCTTATGGCATATCAAACAAGCTCTCCTCACAGAGATTACGTTATAATACATAAGGTTAAAGTAGATAACAGACGAGAAGCAGAGAAGAAAGCACACAGGGAAGCAGAAAAAATTGCAAAAAAATATAATTCAGAGTGGTTTTTTGTTGACAGGGATGAAGCAATCAGTATACTGAACAAAGTAAAAGAGGAGTATACAAATGAAACTAACACTTGATGTAGAAAATACAGTAACAAACAGAGGTGGTAAAATGCACCTAGACCCATTTGAAACAGACAATAAGCTTGTGATGGTAGGTTGTCTAACAGATACAGGTAAAGAATATTTATTTAGAGACAACTACGAAGGACTACAAGAATTATTAGATGAAGCTACTATACTTATAGGTCACAACATAGTACACGACTTAATGTGGATATGGGAGTGTGGCTTCAAATATGATGGTCCTGTATTTGATACTATGCTAGGTGAATATATATTACAATGCGGTCAGAAGCAACCTCTATCGCTAGAAGCTTGTGCAGAAAGACATAACTTAGATACTAAGAAACAAGACACACTAAAAGAATACTTTAAGCAGGGTGTAGGTGTTGATGAGATACCGCATGATGAACTATCATCTTACCTGTCAGCAGACTTACATGCCACACAGCAACTTAGTGATGTCATATACAAGAAGCTATATACGGAGAAGTATTCAGGTTTGATGGATATAGTAGTATTAACTAATCGTGTAGCTGTTACTCTTGCTCACATATATAGAACAGGTTTTTCTGTAGATATGACTAAGCTAGATGAAGTTAAAGCAGAGTTTGAAAAAGAAAAGCAAGACACAGAGAAACGATTAACTATACAAGTAAAAGAATTAATGGGAGATACACCTGTTAACCTAAATAGTCCTGAACAAATGTCTTGGGTTATTTTTAGTCGTAAGCCTAATGACAAATCTTTATGGGCAAATGCATTTACTCCCTATATGAGCAAGGGTACATTTAAAAGTACTATTGATAAAAACTCTACTATATTATATAAGACGAAAGCAATACAATGTAACACCTGTTATGGTGCAGGTGTAATTAGAAAGGTTT